CGGTTGTACCATCAACAGTTTGGAACGGAGGCAACACGTACTCACCGTAGGTTGATTTAGACAAGTGCATTGAAGCAATGGTTGTCGGGTGAACGTAGATAGCATTCGGAGTACCGTGAGCAATCAAAACTTGTGTTGCAACCGCTTCGATTACATCGTAAGCATTTGGAGTGGTTACAGTACCAGCGAGAGAACCAGCATTGAACGCAGTTGCATAAGTATAAACACCAGTGATGTTTGCACCTGAACCGCTACCGTTGAAAAGACCATCAAGAACTTCAGCTTCAAGTCGCTTAACCAAAGAGTTTTGGATGTAAGCAACAAGTTGAGGAAGGTCAGCCATCATCTCGGTAGTTACTTTACCATATACACCTACTTTCTTAACAGGTGCAAATTTCTCTGCCCATACACTTGAAAGCTTGGTTTTAGCAGAACCTTCGGAAATGTAGACTGGAGTACCTTGTTGGTCTGTTTCTTCAACCCAAGTGACCATATTACCTGAAGTTGCACCGGTAGAAACTACACCCAAATACACATCCATTGGAGTGCGTACTGAAGTTATGATACCTGAAAATTGTGCCTGAAGGGTAGGCATTGTGGAAGCATCTACGAAGCCGTCAACGGACATTGTTACCGCAGATTTTACTTCGATGTTCACACTTTCTTTTTGAGTACCACCGTTGGCTACGATAGCATCAAACTCGGCTTTTTTAGCGAAGATCGCTTCAGCGAGATTTTGAGCAAAAGATTTGTTCATTTTTTTGTTTGATTTTTTTGGTTCGTTGTTTGCTTTGATAGTCAGGATGGCTTCGTTAAGTTCGGCTTTGAGTGCATCCAAGTTCTCAATGGTGGCTGATTTACTAACCGCATCGGTCAGGTCAGCGATGGTTTTGTTTGTTTCGCCAATGTTCAAGTCGGCGATTTTGCTTTCGATTGCTTTTAAAGTTTCGGTCTTCATCACCTCAACAAGTTGTTGTTCAGGAGAACCGCCTTCAGTAGCATCAGCATTGAAGTTGATAATCTTTTTCATTTTAGAGTTTAAAATTTTGGGCGATGTAGTTAAGGTCAATTGTCTTCTTAACTTCCGGCTCTTTTGGAGTGGACTTTTCAAAGGTCACATTGTCCGAAAGTTCCGCAACCATCTCCTTTAATTGCAGAACTTGTATTTCAAAAGTTTTCATCATATCATCCGACTGGCTTCCGTTCTTTAACGTATGTTCAAGCTTGGAAAGTCTATCAATGAATGCGAGTCTTAATGCGTCTTTATTATCACTCTTGACACCTAAATAAGGAGTGAGTGAGTTTGCCCCGAAGGCTACTGTACTTCCTTCGTACAAAAGTATCTCTTTAGCCACGAACATATAGCCACGAGCATCGGCTTCGGATTTGTTCATCAGTTGGTCATAGTATTTGTTCCAGCCCTTTGCACCCTTCTCAATGAACTCGGACTGAACAAACTGAAAACCGATGGAGTGATTGTCATAGATTCCTTCAAGATAGTTCTTTAGGGTATCGTTGCCTAAAGTAGTATCAGCCATCTGCGTTTCAAAGTAGATGCCTGTGATACCATTGACGGTCTTCTCTTCAAGGTTGATAATCTTACCCGGCAGTTGAGTGAGATCGTGGTTTAATGCGTGTTTTATCTTTGCTACTGCGTTGCTTTTCGGGCCTCGTTCCTTGATACTTTTCTTTGCAGAGCCTTGAATAAGGACATCTCCATCGGAGTCAAGGAAGTTGTAAGCATTGTAAAACCCTGTCACCGTTCTGCCTGATGTAGATACATCCACAATGGCTTTAACTTGGGAGGACTTTACCGAGTAGTATTTCGACTTTATTACGTTCATTTATACAAAGATATTATTTTATTTTACTTAAACTAATACTTTAAGTTGATACTTTTTAACCGATGGTGATATTAGTAATCATCGAAGATGCGGTCGCTTGGTCGAATCCGTATATATTTATAAGGATATTTGTAGCGGTTGTCTTGTCTAAAGTTCCGTTGGCTACACTTGTGTTTATATCAAGAATACCAGTAACACCCCCGACAGTACCTCTTAAAGATACCTGTGCATTAATTACCTTGTCCTCTTGGCTATTGTCTATTGTGGCTTCTCTCTGCATTAAGCCAAGTTCGTTTCGGTATTCATCAATCGTGATAGCACCATCCGTGAACTGTTGATGTAATGCAGTTACTTTAGCCGTTTCAATCTCTTGTATGCGTTTCTCATCCTCCTTCATACACGGAAGCCAAGAGTAGTCAGCTACAAGCTTAAGACCTTCTTTATTCAATCCCAAGAACGAAGTTAAAGAGTTCATCAATCCATCGGCTTCGGGCTGAATGGTGTTTTGATAGGTTGTTTTTAATGCTTCTTTTTGGTTCTCAAAGGTCGCACCCTTTGTACTTGGGAAGATGTCCCTTGAAACTCCATAAGCCGATAAGATTGCAGAGAAATCATCTTCAATCTCCTCAAATAGCATTAAATCTCTTACAGGAATGGTCATCGGTTGCCAACTTAACGCACTATTGGTTACCACAACATGACCTTTTGTAGAGTCTAAACCACGATCCCTTTGGTATTGTCTTTCGATTCTCTCTCTTTCTTCCCTTCCCAATGGTACACCTCCATCACTATCTTTAGAAGCAGATGAAAGAATACCAATAGCACCTCTCTCCGTGATTAAGATGTTCCTTGATTTAAGGGATGCGAGGATGTTAGAGATAGGTAAAGTCAAGGTATGTATCTTCGACTGACCAATGTAGTATTGATTGACATCGCCAGTTGATATATGTAAGACCTGACTTGGTGTGAAGGTTTGACTGACTGAAACGAGTTCGTAAGATTCAATAATACCATCAAGAGTTAACTGATTAAAAAGCTTACCGGTGTTATTAACTTGCATATCTCCACTTGGAAGATTCCACATCGTTAACGGAAGGCTATTTGGAAGACCTTGATTCTTATAAATAAAAGCATTAGCATAGATGTTTAACATCGTGCTATACTGACTTATGAACTTCTCGGTTGATTGTAACGGATTAGGCTTGGCGAATAGATTTAAAACAGGATGCTCAACCTCGTTTCCAAATTCATCCAAGACCTTGACTTCCATATTGGACATCATTTCAGCCTTCTTGTCAATCACCGCCCTTAAATGAGGTACGGATTGATAGACTTGCATTAGATTACCAGTATCAATGAGAACTGGTGTCTTCGTGCCTATTAATTGATTATATGTGAGTGGTTGGAAAGTCTGCCCAAACCAACGTGACATTAAGCCTTGAAAAATGTTCATTTAAGAGTTTATATGTAAAGATAAGAAATTATTTATTACCTATTAAAGTTGTCAGGTAGCATCGTTTGTATGAACTTTGAAAGACCGGCTAAAGCATCGGGTGCGTCATCGTGCTTATTGTTACCGTCTTTTCTGAAGGAAAGTATCTGCTTCATAAATAAATCATACTCACTCCCCCTCTCATAATCATCTCTAAAGTAGAAGTATTCCTTAATAAAGGCATATTGCATTAATACCCTTGTTACCTTATTAGTGGTGTTCTTCACTCCTAATATACGTTCAGGGGATAGTTTATCCCTTAACATCTTAATGAAAACCGAGCCTTGATTGTTCGTTTCCACTCGTACAAAGTCAGCCTTTTCTTTGGATATAAGACCGGCACAAAGAGGTAAGGTTACATCTACGTTTTGATTCGTAAAGACCACATTGGTAATAAAGACCTTGTTCTTGTATATCTTCCCCAATATGAAACAAAGGTTATCATTACCTTCATCAGCCACGTCTATATAACCTAACACACTATCAGCTTCGCCTTGTAACTCGTTCAGTTTAAACCTCTTAAACTCGTTATCATCGAATAATAACCCTTCTAACTTGACATCCCATCTTCCCTCAACGAATACTTTATACTCGTATTCGGGCATATTCTTTTGAAGACTGGTCACATAGTCAGGGGATAGGTACGGATTGTCGGTCAGTTTAGCCGGTATGTATCTCCATCCTTCAGGTAACTTGTCAGCTTCCCACTTGTCATAGAACCTACTTTTAACCCAACCGTGAGTCGGATTGCAAGTACATATTATTTTGATAGGTACTACCCCAGCTCCGTTCCACGAACCTGACCTTTCAATTACCTTGTTAAAGGTCTGCTCTTGGATTTCATTAACTTCATCAATCCCAGCTCCGTTAATCTCCAATCCACGAAACTTATTTAGTTCCTTATCTCCGTCAAAGGATTCAGCCATAAACATTATTTGCGATCCATTGTTAAAGGTCGCAGTCATTGTCTGCCCATCCCACTTTTTAAGATATTGGTCGAAGCCTTTCCCCATCATCTCCCTAAATGACACAAGGATAGTGCGTGAGATGTTTGTATAAGATGCACGAAGGATAAGCCACCTTGAGTTATCGTACTTAAATGCTAACGTAAGTAGTTCTAAAAGAAGCCAATAAGACTTCCCTCCACGAATAGCGCCTCCGTATAAGACTACTGAATTAGATTGTAGTGCTTGGTGTGCTTCCTTCTGCTTCGGTGTCGGGCGAATTGTTAGACCAGTCAATGATAATTGGTTTAGTGACCTTGATTTCGTTTTGAGAGTAGTTCATTGCTAACTTCTGCCGTTCTTCATCGGTGCAGATTAAACGCATTAAGGCTATTTGAAGTGCTGAAGCATCACTATCCAACCACTTTCGCTTCATCTTTTGCTTCATAGCCATCTTCTCGTTATCAATTGCCTCTTTAATAATGTCAAGTTTGTCAAGTTCTTGGTTATAAAAAGTCTGCCTTGAACAAGGTAAATAACTCACGGCTTCTTCTATCGTGGTTAGGTTATTATCTTTGATTGCCTTAACCGCTTTTTCGATTAAATCTTCTCTATTATACATTATTTTGCCTTATTTATTACAAATATAG